TTTAGGACAGCTGTACAAGAGTTATTAAATATGATCGATGAATTAGCCGAACGCTTAGAAAAAGTCGAAGACAAAGTATTTCCACCTGCCAATAAAACTATCTGGGATGCTAGCAATTGGGATAACCTCTAGTCCCAGATTTACTGAATTTTCGGTAAAATTTACACAAAGCTACTTCGCATAGTTTTACTTCGTGTTATAATAAACTCAGGGAGAAGATTCTATCTTTCCCCTACACTACCGTCAGCTCGACGGAAAGTTAAGCCTGCGGAGATTCCTCTACCGGATTGGTAGCTAAAGCTACTACTAGGTATGAATCGCTGAAGCAGGAAGAAAGCAACAATACTGGATAAAGTTCTGTTTTGTTCAGTATTGTATAAGTCTTTCGGAGCGGATCAGGCAAGAGAAGCTTTAGAGTCAGCGCCCCGCTCTTAAGTTGAGGTTTCTAAAACTTAAGGTAGCTGACCAGGCTAAGTTCTTCGAGAACTACGTTCAGGATGAGTGTTAAAGTTCCTACCTTGGAATGCGTAGCCAGTTCCAAGCTCTAGAACCAAAACATTAAACAGTTTTACGAGGGGTAAGACAGTGTATTTTGGAAAGTACCGGTCCTGAACATTGCCGAGGCTAACATTACCCGCACTGCGGAGATTTAAATGTCCAATTACGTCTTTGTTATTGACACTAACAAGAAACCTGTCGGTACAGTTCACCCTGCCTATGCTCGAAAACTTCTTAGTTCTCAGCAGGCAGCAGTATTTCGACGTTATCCATTTACAATTATCCTAAAAACATCAGTACCTGAAGGTTTCCAAGCTCGTTCGCTCAGAATTAAAATAGATCCCGGAGCAAAAACAACCGGGATTGCTGTTTTAGATGGTAACAAAGTTGTCTGGGCAGCAGAACTAACCCACAGAGGTGAACAAATTCGAAATAGATTAACTAGTCGTCGTCAAATCCGACGAAGTAGACGAAATCGAAAAACCCGATATCGTCCAGCTCGATTTCTAAATCGAACTCGAGATAAAGGATGGTTAGCTCCATCATTGAAAAGTCGAGTAGAAAATATTCTCACCTGGGTCAATCGGTTACGTAGGGTTTCCAACATTACTGCTATCTCTCAAGAGTTAGTACGCTTTGACACACAGAAACTACAAAACCCTGAAATTTCAGGTGAAGAATATCAACAAGGTACACTATACCAATATGAAGTTCGAGAGTATCTACTAGAGAAGTGGGGTAGGAAATGTGCCTACTGTGGTGCTACAAACGTCCCTCTACAAGTAGAACATATTGTACCTCGTTCTAAAGGCGGTAGTAACCGAGTATCTAACTTAACCTTAGCTTGTGTTTCTTGCAATCAAGCAAAAGGAAATCAAGATATTCGAGAGTTTCTTAAGCACAAACCAGATTTACTAAGCCGCATTCTGCAACAAACTAAACAACCTCTTGTTGCAGCAGCGGTAGTTAATACAACTCGATGGGCGTTATTTAACCGACTTAAAGAAACTGGACTTCCAGTAGAAACAGGAACTGGTGGACAAACAAAGTTCAATCGTTCTCGCCAACAACTTCCCAAAGCTCATTGGATTGATGCAGCTTGTGTAGGGGCATCTACACCTAATCTAGTATTTGTTACTAAACAACCACTACAAATCAAAGCTAAAGGACATGGAACACGACAGATGTGTATAACAGATAAATATGGCTTTCCAAAGCAACATCGAACTCATGTTCAAATTCACAAAGGTTTCCGAACAGGTGACATTGTTCGTGCTGTTGTTACCAGAGGTAAAAAGGTTGGAAAATATATAGGGAGAGTTGTATGTCGTGCCTCTGGTAGTTTCGATATTGCAACTAAGCAAGGAAAAATAACTGGTATTAATTACAAATACTGTAAAACAGTTCATAAAAAGGACGGTTACGAATACGCATTTTGAACCTGGTAACCCCAAAAGTACTAAATCCCAACTCATTGTTGCCCACATCTCTTACTAACCTGAAGATGTGGGTAATTTTATTAATGTACATCTACATTTGCACGAACAGTTGGTTTAAACAACTGTTCTCTTCTTTTTTCGTGGAAATGAACACAAATCAACCTAGGAGGCAATTATGCCGACTCTCAAT